AACAATTATGGCCAGGCGTTGCTGAAGTCTGGTTTTTATCAACCGATAAAGTCCATAGTAATGTAAGGCCAGTAATAAAAATTATTTTTAGATATTTACCTAAATTAATTAAGGAACAAAAATTGGTGCGAGTACAATCAGCGGTGCGAGCTGATTGGCCAGAAGCTCAAAGGTTTGCTCAGTTTATGGGATTAGAAAATGAGGGCCTTATGAAAAAATATGGTCCAGATGGTAGCGATTATTTTAGATATGCAAAGGTTTTTTAATGAGTATTGAAGCAGCAATAGCATCAACTATAGTAAGCTCTGTAGTAGCAGCTAACGGCGCTAGAGCCGTTGGTAAAGCTCAGCAAGCAGCTAATAATTTTAATGCAGACATAAATGACCGCAATGCCCTGGCTAATGAACAAGATGCAGTACAACTTAAAATAGCTAGCCAGCTTGATATTGCCAGGTTTCAAAAAGAATTTTCAGATCTCCAGGATGCTACAAGCCAAGCATTTAGATATAATGGATTTGTTGCTGAGGGTGGAACGCCATTAAAGGTTGCCCTGGCTAATGCAAAACAAGCTGATGAAGAAATAGCAATAAGAAAATATAATGCAGCTATTGGTGTC